GGTGTAACTCCTAATCCTAAATTGCCTGAAGCGTCAAGACGCATTTTTTGTGTGCCATTAGTATAAAAGTTTATAGGTTTAGCACCTGCGCCATAAAAATAATGTTCAGCAGAAGTTCCACCTAAGTATAAGTCACCTGTTGAAAATGAAAATTGTAAATATTTTTCACTTGTATTACTTGCTCCTACTGTAACTAAATTATTCCCATAAGATAAAGTAGTTCCATTATCAGTTAATAAGCTATTCCCTATTGTACTTGCACCTGTAAACTTAGGTAGGTAGTTTGTAGTACCTGTACCCGTCACTGGATTTGTTAAAGCGTTCTGCTTGTTGTTAAACGTAGTCCAATCGGTGCTACTTAAATATCCGTTAGTAGAGCCACTCGCTTGTGCTATGCTAATTACATTTGATGTAATCGATAGTGGACTTGTAGCACTTGTAATTCTTAAACTATATGCAGTATTCCAATTTGTAGCACTTGCAATATACGCATCGGCTAAATCAGTAGTTAAATGTAACTCGCTTAATAGTGTAACACCACCCGTAATAGATGCAGCGTTGCCACTTCCTGAACTCTTAACAACAGTTAAAGCCTCTCCGCTACCGCCCTTAGTAATTGATGCAGCAACTCCGCTACCGCTTGAATGATTAATTACTAAATTTTTAGCAAGTAAAGTGTGCGTTCCTAAATCTACGTTAGCCGTTGCACCCGTGTACGGAACATATCCCGTTAAGCTTGGTATATCAGAAGTAAGAGCTAAAGTACCGCTTGAATTAGGCATACTATAAGTACGCTCGGTATCGCTTGTAATAGTTGTAGTGTCTAAAACAAAGCTTCTTGTGGTGCTATTTTGGTCTAAGTAAAATTTAATTCCCGTTGAACCTGCCGCACCAATACTGCTATATCCAAGACCTGCCGCAATAATACCCGAAGCTTGTTGAAAGTTTATTGAGTTACCCGTTCCTGCTATTAGGTTTAATTTCAAACCACGCATTGAAACAAAGTTCCCGTCATCTTCCATAACGCTATTACCTAAAACTGTGTTATCAGTAAATTTAGGGATAGCATTTACATTACCCGTACCGCTAATTAGAGAAGTAGGGAAGTTAGCAAGTGTACCATTACCTCGAATGTATTGTGATGTAGTACCGCTAAACGCTAAAGCTAAAGTTCCGCTTGTAGTTAAAGGACTACCCGATACGCTTATCGCATCGCCACCAACTGTTAATGCTACGCTTGTTACAGTACCTACTGCACCACTTGAACGCTGCCAGATAGTTCCTGAATAAATCACATAATCTCCAACCGCAAAAGTCAAAGGACCTGCGCCAAAGTTTACTGTTCCTGCTACGTTACAAATGTAAACATCTCCCGTGTCGCCCGTTCCGTTTGCAAGTGTAGGCGTGTTTGTAGATGCGTTCCAAGTTCCTTTGTATTCCATAATAGAACTTGGTAATTGACTGATAGGAACTTTACCGCCACTATCTAAAGAAGCATAACCATTAGCGTTACCTTTCTCACTTCTTAATTGGTAAGTATCTAATAAAGCTTGTGAAGGGAATACTTCAACATAAGCCGAACCACTCCATAAGTAAAGTTTCTGCGTGTCTTTAGCACAATAGATAACGTTAATATCGCCCGTTGCAGGGAACGAAGCTAAGTCAGTATAAAAGCTAACTGCACCGCTAAATATCGCCCCTAATTGTGCAAGTGTAATCTTTTTACTTACTCCACTAATTGGGTCGCCAATAATAGTTAAATCGGTACTAACTGGTGCTAACTCGGTCGCTAATTGGTTAATCTTTTTTCCTATCATTTTAGTATGTATAAATAGAAGGCACTTGGCATCTATCGTTTAAGTAAGGTAATTCCATTGTAATGTCTATCTTAACTCCTGCAAGATAGTCGGGGTCGCTCTCGGTAAAGTAAGTCAAAGGAGCAGTATCGCCTATTTCCCAAATTGCTTTAGGATAACGTAACTGCGCCACTATGTCTTGACCTACTAAAGTCATATCGCTTAGTACTTCCGTTTCGTTTGTTTCTTCCATTAACATTCTGTCCATAAAATAAAGGCTAAAATTGTAAGTAATATTTTTAGCGTTTATAGTAGCACCGGTTAAAGTGTAGAACATAGCAGGGTATGTAACCTCGCCATTGCTTAAACGTTCCCACACATCGCCGAAGTAAACAAAGTTAATTTGTTCGTGGTCGTTTCCGAGTGTTGTTATTTGTTTGACTATTTGGTTTAACGTCAGGCTCATTCTTAATTTTTTCTAAATAAACACGAAGCTTATTTTGGTTTTTTATTGTTGTTACTTTGCTCATATTTAACAATCGCTACAACCTCTATTCCCTTGATAAAGTTCCTCGAAGCTTTTACCTGCGCAGCAATCAAAATCGCCTAACCAAATGCTCGTTGTGTAAGCATCGTTCTCAGGGTGTATTGCATCAATGCCACTTCCAGGGTTTAGGTACTCAGGATAAAGTGTTGAATATTCTTTTAGGTATTTAATCATTCTTTGCTTGTAGAACTCCGCACGAGCCTTATATCTATTCGCCACGTCAATCATATCCTGCATAGAAGGGTTCTCGGTATTCTCGCCACTCTTTCTTAACAAGCCTTTGTTATAGAATTGATAAGACAAACCCATTGGCAACTCACTAAGTACATAATGCACTAAAGTATCTGCTATGTATTGGTCTAATAAGATTACCTCGTTTGCGTTTAAGTTGTTTGCCGTAATACCTGCTTGTAAACGATTGTACAAAGCACTACCAAGCGCAGGTAAGATGTACATATCTTGTGCGGTCTTAATCTCAGGCAATACAAGTTTTTCGTCTACGTTAGCGTGTAAGCCAGACCTGTCTTTAATATTCTGTACGCTTATGAATAATGTGTTTAAACTCATTTCTTATTTTTTTCTCGTTACTACGTTTGTTTTCCACTCGTGCCTACAACTTGGAGAATGGGTATTAGTTCCAGGCTTAGTGTACCAACCGCCACCTCTATTCCAAACACTATAACCAAGCCTTGCACTCATTGACTCAATTTCGCTACGGCTATACATCTTCTTAGCATCTAATAAGTGTACGCAGAATGGTCTGCTTGTACCTTTGTTAGCATTGCTAAAGCCTGACTTCCATTCGTAAGAATAACGAATTAATATTTCTGTTGTTGTAGGTTTTACTGCACCAACTGTTACACCTAATGGCTTTACTAATTCTCTCTCTATAATTACATTTGAATTATCGCCCTTGCCTATTGTTTTAGAAATAGTTTTAATGATGTTTCTTTCTTCTAAACTTTTTAGGATAGCAACAATTTCAGGTATAGTAACCTTTAAAACATCGGCTAAAACATCGGTTGTAATATTCTTTTGTTTGCTGATTTGGTCTAATACGTTTGCTTCTAATTGGTTTACATCGGCAAATGTTTGGTAATCGTCATCATCACTAAACCTTGTCTTGCTTTTAAATATTTGAAATTGCTCTCTATCTTCTCCAAACTCATAGAATATCTTGTAGTCATCTTCGCTAAACTCTAACTCTTCAGAACCTAACCAAGTAGCAACTTCTTCATCGCTTAAAGCATATCCACCTTTTAACATTGAACTTGCTTGTTCTCTTGTTATCTTGCCCTTGTTAAAATCTCTAATAATACGCTGCATATTTTGCCACTCTCTACCTTTCAAACCTTTAATATGCTCGTTTACGCTTAAAGGACTTGCTGCCATTGGTTGCTCACTTTCAATAGGCAATCCGTATTTAGTAGGGTCAATACCAAGCTTCTCTAATATCCATTCTTTAGGTGCTACTTCCTTAATTACGCTTTCGCTAAAGTCAATACCGATTGGGTCTACTGGTTGAAGCTTTAACTCTTCGGTAACTCCTGCATATTGACCTAACATATTAAATACGCCTTCGATTTGCATTTGCTTATATCTAACATAAGTGTTGTTAAATATCTCGTAGCTATCTCGCATCTGTTGGCGGTTGCCTAATTGACCAGGCACGGCAATACCAAACAAGTCAGGGCTTGTAATTTGGTGTCCGCTAAATATGTTAGTTTGTATTAACTCGTCTACACGGCTAAAATCTTCTTTAGTTAAATCACTTGCACCTAAATCATCTACAATAGGCTTACGGGTTAAATCGTTTACAAACGCAAGTAAATACTTCTTGCCGTCTGCACCCGTATACATATTGTCGAATTGTCTACTAACAAGTCGCTTCTCTTCAGGGCTTGGTTCTCCGTTTGGTAAAGTAATAAGTTTACTTGCAGAAAAGCCTGTTTGAGCATTACCTAAAACGTGTTTACTAACTTCAACATCACTTTCGATGTAGTTAAGCGCACCAAAATAACCAGGAAGGCTATAAACATTCATTCCTGGGCGATACTCCTTTACATAAAGTATCTGCACACCTTGTGGGTTAGCAGGGTTAAATGCATTGTAAATCTCGGCTTTTTCTTGGTTGCGTGTAGCTTTCCAATCGTCTTTGTACCAAAACTGAGTATTGTCTTTATTGGTTCTAATCTTTGTATAATCACAATGCCACAACTCCGCTACTTGACCGCCCATTACACTCCAAATAACTTGAATGTAAGCACCGCCAAATAGTTCTAAATCTAAAGCAACCTTTTTAGTAAGGTCGTTAAGGGTCTCTTCTCTATTAACCTTCTTAACCATATCTTGCTCCCCTGCCCAACCATTGCCGACAATGTAATTAACCTTGCCACGAATGATAGCGTTGTGCTTTGCAGATTTGTTAAATAGGTCTAATAAGTACTGCGGATAGTCATTGTTTTGACCATACTGCATATACCCTTCGCCTTTTTTCTCTTTATATTCTGGTTGCTTTGCTTCCGCAAATGTCAATACTTGTATTTCCATTATTGTCTAATTGTGAATGTGCTTGTTGTTTCGTATTC